AGTAAATGAATTTTATTGAGATAGTTGATGACACACCACCCCTATGGGCTAAACGCAGAGCATATGGTGAACTGAATACATGTAAAGATGTTATAGAATATTTTGAAAATGTTCCAAATAAAAGTAAGGGTGGACTTCCTTTCTTTAATAAGAGTCGTAAAAAAGTTTGTGTTACAAAGTCTTTTAACTTTAGTGATAACAATCCCATCAACGCAAGCATCTATACCTTTGTAAATAATTCATTAGCAAACTACTGTAAAAAGTATGACTACCTTAACAAACTAAACAAAAGTTCGTATTGGAGATTGTGTCCTGTATATAATCTTCAAAAATATGAACAGGGTGAAGGTTTCTTTTCTTTACATAACGAACAGTCTGGCTCTTATCCATATAGACTACTTGCATGGATGATTTATCTTAATGACGCAAAGTCAGGCACAGAGTTTCCCTATCAAGAAATGACTGTAACACCCAAAGAAGGAAGAACAGTTATTTGGCCTGCAGGCTGGACACACCCACATAAAGGTGTAACCCCAAACGAAGGCGTTAAGTATATTGCGACAGGTTGGTTTTATACATTACCATCTGGAGAGCCTAAGTTTGATGGAAGGCATCCAGACGAACAAAGCATACAAGAGATATTAGTATGAGTGCATTGTCTAAGTTAGTTGGCAAACCTGAGCCATGGAGATGGTTTACTGAAAAATATCCTGTTAAGGTAAAACAAGTAAACCCACCTACAAGTTTTACCAAAACAATTAAAGAAAATATTCTTGAAGCAGGTGATGCGTTACAAGGACGCACAGCTGCTAAATGTTTGATGACTAAGTGGAACATGCACGATGACTATCTAACTTTTCGTATGGTAGGAGAAGAAGCAATTGAAGTTGCAAACTTATGTCCACTTGCAAAACGAACTAAACCAGATGGAAGTCCAGATGACATTCCTCTTTACATAAAAGAAAGCTGGGGATTAGTGTACGGCAAAGGACATACTTGTGAAGAACACAATCATTGGCCTTCTCTTTGGTCTTACACATATTGTGTAGAAGCATGTAAGGAGTGTGCGCCGTTAATATTTAATGACAGTAATGATCGTGATGATGGGGGTACTCCATTTCACATATTTCCAGAGACAGGACAACTGATTGTTTTCCCAGCATGGATAAATCATATGGTGTCAAAACAAGAATGTGAACATCAAAGAGTTATGGTTGCGGGCAACTTAAATGTTAAGTAGTTTTGTCAGAGGATTTGAAAACGCACTAACAGACAAAGAATGTGATGACCTTATAGAATGGTTTGAGCGTGATGACCATATTGGCAAGACTACGATTGCTAACCGCATAACTCGCAAAGACAAACAAATGTGGATGGATGAAAAAGATTCTTTTTATCCAACTATCCAAAAAGTAAAAATGGATATGTTGCGAGAATATCTTTTAGAGTTTCCTATTGTATATCGTGGAGCGCGAAGTCTTATATCACCAGAAACTAAAGTACAAAGAACGATGCCTATGGGTGGTGGGTTTCATAATTTTCACGCAGAAAATTCTCACTGTGCAGATGCAAACAGAGCTCTTGTATGGACAATTTATTTAAATGACTTACCTTCTGGTGAAGGTGAGACAGAGTTTCTATATGAGAAAATAAGAATACAACCAAAAAAAGGAGTGGGTGTTATATTCCCTTCTGCATGGATGTATCAACATAGAGGCAACCCTGTACATACTCACGACAAGTATATCACAACAGGCTGGTATTGGTATCCTCAAGAAAGACCTATAAAATGAGTTTACTAAAATCACTTGCAAATAGTTTAGAAGAAGAAAAGGAAGTAGAAGAAAAAAAACAACGTCAACTTGCTACTAATCCAGCTTCGGTTTCGTTTACTTCTAATCTTCCTATTATTAAATCTGTTGTTCCTGAATCAAGTGCGACAAAAGAGTTAATAGATTTTTGTCATAACTTCGAAGACATACAAAACAAAGAAACCAATGTACAAGCAAACATGAGCTCGTGGTTTATGCACGAACACAATTCAGAGTTTTTAAAACTGTGTGACTACGCAGTACATCTTGGAACAGAGAACTCACCTAGCAAAGTTGAGTTGATGCCGTATGACTGTTGGACTGCAAGTTATTCAAAAGGCGATTGGACAAAACCACACGATCATTGGCCTGCTATTTGGAGTTGGGTATACAATGTTGATTGTTGTGATTCATGTGCGCCGTTAGTGTTTCCAGATGCTAAACAAGAAGTCATTCCTAAAAAAAATACAATGGTGGTGTTTCCTGGCTGGGTAAAACATTCTGTACCCAAACATCAATGTAACCATGAAAGAATTGTCATCGCTGGCAATCTAGGGCTTAATCCTTATTGGATGGTTGAGCGTCATAAAACTAGTGGTCAAGAAGTTGCAAAAAAATACGAACTGATTGCCAAAGCTATATACAACAATATTCAAGAACTAAAATAACCTTTTCACACAATCCTTATAAATAGTAAAAACTGTTAGTAAAGGATTATTATGGCGGAACAAGGTTATTTCATGGGCCAAGATGGGTTTGTCTGGTTCGTAGGTGTTGTAGAGGATAGAAACGACCCAGACCAACTTGGTAGGGCTAGAGTTCGGTGTTTGGGGTTTCATTCAGATAGTATAGTTGAAGTACCAACAACAGACTTGCCGTGGGCTCACGTTATGCATCCTGTTACAGATGCGGCTATGCATGGTCTTGGTAACTCCCCATCTTTTCTCGTTGAAGGTAGTTGGGTGGTTGGTTTCTTTAGAGATGCTGGAGAAAAACAACAACCAGTAATCATGGGTACTTTGCCTGGCACACCTCAAGCAGCTGCTGACCCTCAAGTTGGATTTAACGATCCTCGTTCTCCAGAAAGTCCACAAGAAGAATATCTTGGTCATCCGATCTATGGTTCTTATCCTGTTGATGGAGATTTTTATACTACTAAATCTGGTCACGAAGTTGGAGAACCCGATACTAGCAGACTAGGTAGAGGCAGAGCATCAGAGTCACACAACTCCCTTTTAGCACGAAGACGTAATCGTTTGCGTGGCGACCCAACAATTGTTGATCCTACAGTTGGAGTTGACGATGACAGTGAAGAAACAGATCAAAAAGGAACAGGTGTTCCTACTGCAACACAACCATATCTTTTAGCTACATCTGATTTTGCAGTTCAAGAAGAACGCGGTTTCTGGGAAGAACCACAACCCAAGTCAATTCAAAAAGATGAGAACCCATACATCTCCGCAGCCTATCCATTCAATCATGTTTTCGAAAGTGAAGCTGGACACATAAAAGAGATAGATGATTCGCCAGGCGCTGAACGATTATATACACAACACAGTGCAGGCACGTTTGAAGAAATACATCCAGACGGTTCAAAGGTTGTAAAAATTGTTGGTGACAACTATGAGATTGTTGTTGGAAAGTCTCAGATACTTATACAAGGCGATGTTAATATTACAACACTTGGAACAGTGCGAGAACTTATAAAGGGTGACTACCACCTTGAGGTAGAAGGTAATTACACACAGAAGATACACAAGAACCACAGAGTTAAAGTTGGAGCTGGAACAGGTGGTGGTAATCGTGAAGAAGAAATTAACGGCAACCATTCTTTTCAAGTAATGCAAAACGTCAAAGGCAGAGTCAAAGAAGATGTGGATATTGTCATTGATAAAAATGAAACTAGAGTTGTGAACGGAACAAGTACTCTTAACATTGTCGATGACTACGCAATAACATCTCTTAAAAGTATAGACTTAATAGCATCAGACCATTTATCAACAACTACTATTTCTGGAATTATGTCTTATAAGTCTGGTGGAAAATTAAATATGAAGTCAGCAAACGATATGACAATTAAAGCTGAAACAACATTTACAGGTACATCCACAGGTGTTGGAACACTTACGTTTTCTGGAACAGGTAGTGAGGTTACTGCTAAAAATAGTGGTGGAACAAATATTGCTCTTACAACACATGTTCATTCTCAATCTGATACTGGTGCAGATGCTACTGCACAAGGCAACACACTGGCGCCAGTGGCATAGGAGATATGTATGGCAGATTTTAAAACACCAAACTTAGCAGGTGCAAGTCCAGAATTTAATGAAGTTCTTAGTAAGTTTGATTCTATAAAAGGTGAAGTTGCTGCTGGACTTGAACTAGATGCGTCTGCTCTTGCAAGTACACTAAACACTTCTGTTGTAGGAGATTTGAAATCTAAACTTGGAGATTTAGTTCCTGAGATTCCAGAGTTGCCAAATGTAAATTTGCAATCAGAGATGTCTTCACTTGTTAATATTGATCAAAATACTGTTGCAGGTCAAGTAGAGTTCGCAACTAAAAAAGCAGAACTAAAAACAAAATTTGGAGATGGACTTACTGCTGGTGGATTTGACTTAGATACTTTAACTACAAATGCAACTGCGGCTCAGGCTGCAGCTTCAACCGCAGCTTCAAATCTTACCTCTGCAACTTCAGCATTAGCTAGTGCAAAAGAAACCGCAACCTCTTCTTTGGATACTGCGTTTGACGCTTCTTTAAAATATGACAGAAGCAATGTTCCAAACCCAACAAAAATCATTAATGATTTATCTGCATCAACTACTTCAGCTGTATCTGCACTTTCATCTCAAGCATCAGCAACTACTGCTCTTGCAGATGCAAAAGGTGTTGCGACAAGAATTCAAGATGTTGTTCCAAACTTTGAGTTGCCTGCAGCTGGTGGAGTTGCATTTGAAAAAGCATCTGCGGTTCTACAACCAACTGTAGATACTGTAAAAGAAGAGGTGTCTACAGTAGAGTCGAATAAAAAACTTGAAGAAGATATTAAAGCAAAAGCTGATGAGTTAAAAGAGTTTGAAAGAGATACACCTAAAGTTCTTCCAACAGAAAATAAAGGAGCGTTTGCAGTTGCGACAAAAGCTAAAGAAGTTACTATCACGCATACTCCAGATGAAAATGCTGATAATAATTCTATAGAAACTACAGAAGTTAGAGAAGATGGTGCAACCATTACTACTACTGTTACTACTGCTTCAGATGGTAGTCAAACAATTACTACAACAGGTGGTGGAGAAACAGTCATAAGATATAATGTAGCTCCACATGGATTTTCTAGAAGACCTACTCACAAAAAAGAAAGAGTAACTCAATCTGCAACAAAAGATAGTCCAAGTACAATAAAAACAGAAACTAGATCGTGGACAGATGCTGATGGTAATAGTGGAACAGTTGAAATTGATGTTATTACATTATCTGATAAACCTGTTAAACTTATAGGAGTTAGAGGAAGACCATCAGGAAAAAGTAGAACAAAAACTATACGAGCTGCAGGAAATATTGCTAAATCATTAGATGTATTTTCGGTAGATAAAAGTGGTAGAATTTTAATAGGTTGGGCAGACTCAAACGGAAATGCACCTTTAGCAGATGGCACTTTTGCAAATGGTATTTGGACTAGACGACACCAATATGATGCAACAGGAGCAAAACCTGATAAGATAACAGGAAAAAAAGACGAGTTCATTTACAAAGTATCATACCAATACAACGACAACTATGACCCAACATTTGATGGAAATGAAAAAAGAGTTAAAGATAAAGGAAGTCCTAAACAAGATGACAAAAATAAAATAGACCTCATTCTTTTAAATAAATTGATTGATGATGAAAACAAAGACTATGGGGCAAGTGGAGTTGTAGAAGCAATATCTGTAAAGAATTCTGAGACTGCTGATTATCGTGGCACTTTAGTTAGACAAAAGACAGGTGTTTATAAACACATAAACGGTAATGAGTATACTGTTGTAACAAATGCTTCAAGTGGTGATACGGTTAACATGGATTTTCTTTTTAGTGCGATGTTGGATGATGCTCAAGGTCAGCCAAATTATGATGAACTTACAGGATAAAATTAAATAAACAATTGGTGAAGTATTGTTATAAATAGATAAAGGAGTACAGTATGCCCACACCAACATCATTTAAAGACGCTCAAGCTCTTAACGATATTGAACGTAATGTTCGTCAATATAAAGACTTGGACTTATTCTTTACAAAAAAGAAGTTGTCTTCAAAAGATAGTGATGGTGCAGTAACAGTAAGCGGTGCAAAATCTGATATTGAAAAAGTAACAGACATTACAGCTGTAAAGCGTTCTATCCGCAATCTAGTATTAACTAACCACTACGAAAAACCTTTTCACCCAGAAATTGGTTG